ATCAAGCCAGCTGCGCATTGCGCATAGCCTCGGCGAAGCAGATTCCATGCGATGCAACGATGGCCCAGCCAACGCTGCTCGTAGTAGTCGGCGATGTGCTGACATGCGATCGGCTTGATCTTCTTCAGCATGGTCGAGCCCTATTCGACAGGGCTGTAGCAGGACGGAATCCCGCTGCAGCCAGTGGTGTCCTGCGCGTAGTGGTAGTTGTTGCGGCTGCTTGCACAGCCAGCGCACATGAGTGCGACAGCCAGGATGATGATCTTGGTCATTGGTTCAGGTCCTTGTGGGTTTGAAGTGGAGTTTCAGATGGTCAGGAACTGGTGGTTCCTTGGCCAAGCGTGCCTTCTCAGCGGCCCATTCAGGCGAGCTGAAGTAAGCCGCATCACGCTCGGCGATTGCCTTGAGTTCTGCGATTGTGAGCGGCAAAGGCATGATCAGCAGCCCTCTTGGCAGACGATCGACTGATGATGAGCGCTGCGCTCGTAGAGAGCACAGACGCCCATGACAGTGCCGATGGTGATTGCCGCAACCAGCAAGATGCTGACAGCGACAGCCTTGACCTCGGACCAGTCGATCTGGTCCTTGACCGTTGGCTCACGCTCGGTGCGCTGGATGTAATCCTGATGCGCCACGAACAGCTGGTCGAGCTCGTAGTCGAGCGGCGCCTTACGAGGCATTGCTCATCTCCCAGACTGGGACGAGCCTGCCATCACGGCCGATGAACTGGTCATCGTTCATGAAGTGGTCGAACTGATCGTCGACCATGGCATGCGAGCCATATGCCTGATGGTTGAGCTGAGCGATTGGATCGCTCGAATAGTGCGTGACCTCATAGTCGAACGAGGTCGATTGGTCCTTGCGGCCCATTGGTATTCTCCTCACGATGTGATGATTGGTGATGCGCCAGAACCGTTGGTCTGTCGTCACAGTTAATTGTGGATTACCTCGATAATTTGAATATACTATCGAGATAATGGTGTGACCCAGCGCCGAAGCGCTGAGTCTTAGAGCTCCATTAGGAGGCGAAGAGCGCCTCCAGAGCTGCATGATTGTCATTGAACAGCTTGGTGAGAACCGGATCCGATCCGATTTCCCTATGGAGCTGATGCTCCTTGCGGGCTTGCTCGACAGACGATTCGAGCAACAGGTTCTTGCGGTAGTTGTGACGAGCTACCTTTGATGCGTCAGCCTGACGGATGCGAGCATCCTCGACATATGTGTCAAGCATGTCCAACCCAGCAGCTGCTGTGGTTATGGTACGCTGAGCTGTATGAGCCAGCGTTTGCACGGTCGACAGGATCGACGTGGCAGTAGCGTTAGATGCACTGAGAACGGTAGCCATGATATGCTCCTATGTTAGGATGAAAGATCCAGAAGGCGCGAAGCGCCATGAACACAGGGGGTGGTGAGTATGGGTGTAGGGTGTAAGCACCGGGGGGGTATTTAAATCTGACAGGGTCAGCCCCGGTGTAACACTGCTGTGAGACGTCACCACGACAAATCGGCTACTGCGAAAATCCTAGATAATATTATCTACATAATGAGACAGATAATCGCACAATCGGAACCAAGATAATGAGCCAGAGAAAACAGGCTAATGATTATCTATTAAATCCCCTTAAAAAATAGCGAGAGATTTTCCCTTAATGATTTTCAAATCACTGAGGTAATTATTATCTAATTAATATTATGTTGATTTTGATTCCCCCCCCCTTATCTTAAATACTCCTCCTCCTTCTCTTTCTTCTTATATATAAGAAGGAAAAGCTGGAGCCCTCGGGGGGTGTCCTACAGGACAGGGGTCCTGTAACAAATGGAAAGGGGGCCTGGCAAGCCCCCCTCTCTCACTTTTTCCAGATGTCTATCGTTTTTTAATGGAGCAGCGGACAGACCCAGGATCCGTCGGCCACGTCGATCTCGTACCAGCCCAGATCGGCCGAGCCGGCGAGGAGGGTGGTCGCATCGAACATGATCTCGGTCGGGTTGCCGTCTTTGTCGAGCATCATGGCCACCGGGAGCACGAGGCCATTGTCGAGGCCCACGGTCATATCCTCTGGCTCATCTCCCAGGATCTCGTGAACTTCCTCGTCTGTGAGGTCGAGCAGCTGGACCTTGGGCATCAGTAGACGTCCCGGACCAGAAGCCACACCAGGATGGCCGCGTCGATCGCGAGGCCGGTATATAAGACAATATCCGTCATAAAAATCCCTCTTGCATTATCTACCTAATGGTGATCTAAAATCTACCGTCCGATTATTAGATAACCACTTTTGGATATGCAAGGAAAATATTATGAACGCGAATGTCACTGAGCAGGAGCTGATCGACGGCGCCCGCGGCGAACGGGTTACCCTCGCCGACGTCGAGGCAGCCATCATCTCCGAGCACTTCTTCACCGCAAGGCAAGGCGCGCGAGCCGCCGCCCTCGATACGGCCGTCGAAAGCGGGCAGATCCCGGACACCTCGTTCCTCAAGGACCTCGGCACCCTGACCATCTGTGTGCTGCGCCTGTGGAACGGCTTCACCGTTCTGGGTCAAAGCGCGTGCGCCGACCCTAAGAACTTCAATGAGGAGATTGGCAAGCGCCTGGCCAAGTCGGATGCCGTCAACAAGATGTGGGCGCTGATGGGCTACGAGCTCAAGTCGAGGATGGCCCGCGACGAACGCCTGGTCGGCGGATCCCCGGTCGAGGCAGCCGACGGCTTCACCACGTACATCGGCACCAAGGTCGTTCACGCGATCCCCATGGATCGCATCGCCTACAATGAGGTGCGCGGCTGGCCCATGCCCGCCAACGAGAGCAACGACGAAGGCTACCTGATCGAATACGCCGACCGCGTCGAACGCATCCCCACCATCCCCGGCATGCAGGGTTACGTCAGCTGGTCGCCCAAGGAAGTGTTCGAGCGAGCCTACCGGCCCGTGCGATCGGCCAAGGCGCAGCCGGCGGCCGTAAGCGCGGAAGGGACCGGGACGGCGAGCAAAGAGACTCGCCTCGGCGAGATCATCCTTCGTGAGGATCCCAACGGCAAATCCCTCCGTATCAAGCTCCAATATAAAGGCAAGCCGATCGGCTGCTTCGAGGAGATCTCGTCCATGGACGGCGACGTCGATCGCCACCTCGTTTTCCTCATGGAAGGCCTGACCACCTACATGGTCAAGGATGACCAGGGGGGCAAGCCCGAAGACGCCAAGATGATCTGGGGCACCTGGCAGGACCGAGCCAAGCTGGAGCTCTCCCAGCTGGTCGAGCGCTACGACAAGCTCGAAGCCTTCCTCCGCACCGATGCCTTCAACCGTCTGCCGGCTGTCGACCGCAAGGATCTGTACCAGCAGGTCAATGCGATGGAGCTCTACAAGCACCATCTGTCCCGGCGCCTGGCTCGCCAGGAAGCGCTTGAGCTCGTGTCCGGCCAACGGGCTGACCAGCAGAAGGCGCAGGCCCAGCAGTTCCAGAACCTGGCGAGGGACTGATGGGACTCGAAGATCTGATGATCCCCTGGTTGCGGAAGCGTGCCTGGTTCCTAGCTGCCGTTGTCATCGGCTTGCTCATCTATCGGTGGCTGGCATGAGGATCGCGCTCGACTACGACATGACCTACTCGCTCGATCCGCAGCTATGGCAGACGTTCGGCAAGATCGCTCGGGCGGAAGGGCATGACGTCCGCATCGTCACCGCCCGGAACGATGAGTTCGACCGGACGGCCCCGCTGATCGCCGCGGAACGGCATTTCCCGGTCATCTACTGCCGCGGCATCGCGAAGAAGTGGTTCCTCGATCACTTCGGCGACGGGTTCATCCCCGACGTCTGGATCGATGACAAGCCGGAAAGCATCACGGCCAACTCGACCACGAGTGTCGAGAAGCTGGCTGAATGGCGGAAGACTCGGGAGGAGGCCTGAAACGAACGAGGCCGAGAGCGTCCAAACGGAGGGACAAAACGCTCTCGGCCTCTAGACCCTCAACGGCGGAAACCCACAAAACGCCGGAGGGGATTACAAAAGATAATCAGAAATTGATTTTAAAAATCGCTTAGAACGAATATGCTATTATGATTACCATAAAAATAATTGCGTGCAAGGAAATAAAATGACCAAGTCGCTTTTTGATAATCCGCCGCTGACGCCGGCCCCGGCGACCAAGGCACCCGATATTGTCGATGTTCTGAAGGGAGGCGGGTATGAGATCGCCTTTGACATCCCCGCCGCGGCAGCCCCGCAGGCTGCGCCCTTGCCGCCCGCCCCTCCGGTCCCGGTGTCTCCCTCACTGGTTCCCCTGACGGAAGATGACGTCAAGCGCGCATTGCCGACGCACCTTCGGGCATCGGTCACCCCGAACCTGGTTCAAACGCTGAACCAGATCTCGGCCGATCCGCTCATTGCCGAGAACATCCGCGACAACTTCATCAGCTACACGGCCGTGCTGAAGGAAGGGAAATTCAAGACCGAGGATTACCTCAGCGCGGTGACCTACGTGTCGTTCAAGCTGATGGGGCACAACAACGAGGACGCCTACGCCAAGACGTTCCCGGCCAGGTATTCGCTCCTGCTCGCCAAGGGCGCCTCTAAGAAAGACATCTCGGCCTACGTGTCGGCCTTCGCCCGGGGCAAGCTGGTCAACCTGGTCATGGAGCAATCCCTGGTTCCGACCTGGGTGCTCAACCAGGACATCCACCAGAAGGCGATCAACCAGCTCGCCACGCTGATGATGAACGCCAACTCCGAGAAGGTCCAGGCCGAGGCGGCGATCGGGTTGCTCACGCACCTGAAGAAACCCGAGACCAAGACCGGCTTCCAGATCAACCTCAACCAGGCCGAGAACTCCGGCATGAAAGACATGCGCGAGATGCTGGAGAAGCTCGCCGACCAACAGCAGAGCCTGATCCAGGGCGGCCAGATGAAGACCATCGACGTCGCCGGCGCCCGCCTGGTCAACAAAGAGGACGTGACCGATGTCGAGTGAGACATCACGGATGGAGCTGTCCGATCGCGTCATCGTCCAGAAGAAACTCGACGAGTGGCTGGACGAGGTCGACTACGGGGCGCTGAGCGACGGATCCTATGTGCCGTCGCAGTTCGCGCTCATCTTCATGAACTTCATCAAGCTCGTGAATGGCGCCGAGGGCGAGAGCCACAAGACCCCGCCGGTGCATCTGAAGATGCTCGACAAGCTGGCTCAGTCAAACTCGGAACAGATCGCGAACCTGTGCTTCCGCGGCGCGGCCAAGACCACGCTCTTCTTTGAGTACCTGGTCTTGTTCATCGCGGTGTTCGGCTACCTGCCTGGCTTCGGCAAGCTGTCGGCCATGATCTACGTCTCCGACTCCATGGAGAACGGCGTCAAGTCGGCCCGCAAGAACGTCCAGTTTCGCTACGAAAACAGCGAGTTCCTGCAGGAGTGGCTGCCCGAGGCGCACTTCACCGACCAATACCTGGAGTTCCGCAACAAGGACGGCGCCCGGTTCGGCGTCAAGATGTTCGGCGCAAAGACCGGCATCCGCGGAACGAAGATCTTCGGCAAGCGCCCACCGCTGGCCGTGCTCGACGATCTCGTGTCCGACGATGACGCCAAGTCCAAGGCCTCCATGCAGTCGATCAAGGACACGGTCTATAAGGGCATCAACTACGCGCTCGATCCGACCCGCCGCAAGATCGTCTTCAACGGCACGCCCTTCAACCTCGAAGACATCATGGTCGAGGCGGTCGAGTCCGGTGCCTGGGACGTCAACGTCTGGCCGGTGTGCGAACGCTTCCCGTGTTCTCGAGAAGAGTTCCGCGGCGCCTGGGAGGATCGCTTCACCTACGACTTCATCGTCAAGCAGTACGAGGACGCGGTCCTGACCGGCAAGGTCGAGGGCTTCATGCAGGAGCTGATGCTGCGCATCTCGTCTGACGAAGAGCGCCTGGTCCAGGACAAGGAGATCCGGGAATACTCGCGCATCCAGCTGATGGAGCGGACGAGCCAGTTCAACTTCTACATCACGACCGACTTCGCGACCTCCGACAAGCAGACGGCCGACTTCTCGGTCATCTCGGTCTGGGCCTACAACTCCAATGGCGATTGGTTCTGGGTCGACGGCTTCTGCGAGCGCACGACGATGGACGTCTCGATCAACGAGCTGTTCCGCCTGGTCCAGAAGTACAAGCCGCAGGGCGTGGGCGTCGAAGTCTCAGGCCAGCAGAAGGCCTTCATCAAGTGGCTCCAGGGCGAGATGCTGACCAGGAACATCTGGTTCAACTTCGCCTCGTCGGAAAAGAACGGCGACCCGGGCATCCGCCCGGTGATCAACAAGCTCGCCCGCTTCAACCTGGTCGTGCCGCTTTTCAAGGCCGGCAAGATGTATTTCCCGTCGGAGATGAAAGCCTCGAAAATCCTCGGGCATTTTTATTCGCAAATAAGAATGGCCACCAAAAATGGCCTGAAAGGAAAAGACGACTGCATCGATACCATTTCCATGTTAATGTATTTGAACGCATGGAAACCAAGCGAGCAGGCGCCCATGATGGGCCACAACGGTGGCCCTGACTGGAACGCGGACGAAGATAACGGCCCACCGCCGTCCGCGCTCGAATCCTATGTCGTCTGATCCCATTTGATTATATTGGTTTTCTAGGATTATTAATAATGAAAATCGTTGACCTGTTCCGTCAGCTCTCGTTCGGAGAGCTCTCCAACCTGGCGATCTCCAACTCCGGCTCGGGCCAGATCGTCGAGGAGAAGCAGCCGCAGCTGATCCACTACACCAATGATGCGCTGCTGGCGCTCTACTCGCGCTTCCTGCTGAGCGAGAAGGATCTCGTCATCGAGATGGCGAACCAGATCACCAACTACCACCTGATCCGCCGATACACGGAAACCTCGGGCTCCGACACCGACTGGCCCTACATCAAGGACCTGCCGGACGATCCCTATGAGGAGGATCTCATCAAGATCCTGGAGGTGTGGGACACGAGCGGTTGCCAGCTGCCGCTGAACGACAAGGAAGATCCGCGGTCTTTGTTCACGCCGTACCCGAACATCCTGCAGGTGCCGGCCCCGGTGGGTGGACTGGAGCTCGCTGTCGTCTACCAAGCGAGCCACAAGAAGCTCGACGATCGTCTCTCCGGGCCGAACCCTTTGATCGACCAGGATATCGAGCTGCCGATTTACCTTGAAAATCCCCTGAGATTATTTGTCGCCCATAAAGTATTTTCTCATATGAATGGGCAAGAAAATATTGTAAAAAGTCAGGAGTATCTCGGCGCCTACGAAGCGGCCTGCCTCGACATCGAGCAGCGCGATCTGGTGAACCAGACTTTCTCCACATCGCACCACAAGCTCGAAGACAGAGGTTTCGCCTGATGGGTCTCAATCCTTTCACTGGCTCGAACGGCAACGAAGCGCAGCTCGTCGATAAGATGATCGGCACTGCCTACAAGACCGTGCGCAACGTCGCCGAGAACATCGAATATGTGAAGCACGTCTCGGCCCACATGCCGGCGGTGTTCCTGCTTGCCAATTCGATGGACACGATCGAGGCGCTGGCAGGACAGGTCGATGTGTTCGACCAGCTCGATCCGCTTCTGAACAATATCGACGACGTGATCGCTGTTGTCGGCAACATCGCTGATATCGTGACGGTTGCTGGTCTTGCTGCCGACATCAGTGCGCTGCCCGCGCAAGTCACGGCGGTTCACGCCGATGCCCTTGCCGTTGCGAACGACAAGGCCGCCACCCATGCCGACAAGCTGGCTGCAGACGCTTCGGCTGCGGCTGCCGCGGTATCTGCGGCCGACGCTGCCGCTATTGCTACTGGCAGCTTGTCCGGTGCGTTATCAGGCGCACCTCTCAAGACTGCACTCGTCGACGCCGATCCGTTCATGATCGTCGATACGGAAGCCGGTAACACACTGGCCAAGACCACCTGGTCTGCCATCAAGACCCGGATGAAGGCGTTCACCGATACGCTCTATGCCACAGTCGGCCATGTCCACACTTTCGCATCTTTGACGTCGAAGCCGACGACGCTTGCCGGTTACGGGATCACTGACGGCATCTCGGCCGGAGAGCGTGCGAAGCTCGGCAATATCAGCGTCACTGGTGCTGTGGATCTCGACGACCTCAAGACCAAGGTCCTCGGCCTCGACCAGGCCATCATCCTTAAGGGAACCTGGGATGCCTCTGCTGGCACCTTCCCAGGCGCTGGCGTTGCTCAGGCGGGCTGGACGTACATCGTCTCGACTGGCGGCACGGTCAATGGCCAGGTGTTCACCAACGGCGATCGTATCGTTGCCATCGTCGACAATGCCTCGACCACTACCTTTGCGGCCAACTGGTTCAAGGAAGACTACACCGACGCCGTGCTCTCGGTGAACGGCGCCACCGGTGCTGTATTCGTGGAGTCGCTGATCCATGCTGCCACCTCCAAGGCTACCCCCGTGGATGCCGACGAGTTTGGTGGCACCGACAGTGCCGCCTCCTTCGGGTTGAGGAGGTTCACCTGGGCGAACATCAAGGCGACCCTGGTTGCCACCGGTCTTTCGTGGTCGGTAAACCAGACGTTCAACGGCGGCTTGACTGCATATGGCACTACGGGCCAGGCCATCGGCAATGCCGGTGGACCGGCCAACTCATCGACCCTATTCTATGGCCATGCGGCGTCAGGCGCTGGAAACGCAGCGTTCATAACGCTCGACCGACCAGGCTCTTTTGCTGCGAATTTCGGCATCGACACGGACAACAAGTGGAAGGTTGGTGGCTTCTCCATGGGCGCCAATGCCTACGAGCTGCTGCACATGGGTAACATCACGACGCTCCTGGACACCCGTTTCCAGGCGA